GCAGTTATTGTTAGAAGCAAAAGGCATTTCTGAAAAAGAAATGGAAGTAAAGCTAAAACATGAAGCTGAGCTGTCTTTAATAAAAGCTAAAAACTATGTTAATGCTAACAATGTAGATTGGAAGAGTGTTGACGAAAGATTAAAGTATGCTTTAGCAGATTATTGTTTTAATGTTGGTAATTTAAGAGGATTTCCAACTACTTCTAAATGTTTAATGTTTAATGATGTAAAAGGTGCAGTAGAAGAAGACCCTACTAGACCTGGATATAAACATTATGAAAGAACATTTAAAGATGCAGAAGGCAATAGAAGACGTTTAGCAAGAAATAAAGAATTTTATAAAGAATTTTTTGAACCGTATATAGGATAGTTATGGCAATACAGGAAGACCAAAAAGCAAAAGATAATAGAGAACTATTTCGTAGATACGCAGATGCAAGAAAAGATTGGGATATAGAAGCTAGAGATGCCATAGACTTTACTCTAGGAAATCACTATACCACACAAGAATCAGATGCTTTACAATCTATTGGTCAAGCAGACTTTACTATTGATAGAATATATGCAGCAATAGATAAGTTAAAATCATTAATGACATCTAGACCAGTAAAGTTTGGTATTACTGCTAGAGAAGATTCCGATGTACAAGTAGCACAAGTTTGGAAAACATTATTAGAGTATATCTATGATATTTCCGATGGTGCTCATCATTTTAAACAGGCTGTACATGATTATGCTACAACAGGTATGGGTTATTTCTATGGATATGTAGAACCTGAAGCAGACTATGGAAGAGGCGAAGTTATGTTTACTCACATTAATCCATTTCGTGTGTATGTAGACCCTGCCTCTAAAGATAGGTATTTTAAAGATGCAGCCAACGTATTGCTTTCTACCATTCTTACTAAAGACCAATTATTAAGTTTATATCCTGATGTAGAAGAATTTTTACCAGATATAGATACATATAATATGTCTGATATGTACGGTGACTACCCTAACTCTCAAAATAAAAATTCACAACAAGTATTTACTCCAGCAGAAGTAGATAACAAAGATTATGAATCTGCAGTTGGAGAAAGATATCGTCTTATAGAAAGATTTAGTAAAGTAAAAGTTCCATTTTACAGAGTAGCTGATAATAAAAACGGAACTGAAACTATTATGAGTGCTTCAGTATTTGAAGCTTTTGCAGAGCAAAATGAAAGATTATTTGACAATGAATTATATGAATTTGTAGAAGTACAGCAAACAAGAATTAAAGTTACAACATCTTTAGGTCAAGTATTACTATATGAAGAAGTACTTGATACAGATATTTATCCTATTGTTCCTATTCCTAATATATGGACCAATACACCATATCCTAAGTCAGATGTAAATAAAGTTAAAGATATGCAAAGATTATTGAATAAACTATTTTCTCTTGCACTATCTCATGCTCAGACATCAGCAGGATTAAAATTACTAGTACCACAAGGTAGTGTAGAAAGTATTAGTCAATTAGAAAAAGATTGGGCTAATCCTAATGCAGTAATTGAATATGACCCTAGTTATGGAGAACCACATTTCCCTTCTCCACAACCATTGTCAGGAGAGTTTTATCAGTTAATTAATCAGTGTGAAAAATACATTGATTTAAACTTTGGTATACCAGAATTACTACAAGGATTTAAAGAAGGTGCTCCAAATAGTGTTAGAGGTACAATGTTATTAGCACAAATGGGAGAAGGTAGAGGAGCAAGTAAGCTAAGAGATATTGAAATGGCTTTACAACAATTAGGAAAAGTTTTATACCAACTAGGTAAAGGACATTATACTTATGAAAAGAAATTTAGTATAGTTCAACCAAACAATGATATTACAGAGTTTGCTATTAATACTAGATTATATGATGATAAGTCTGGTGCTATTACAGCAATAGAAAATGATATTAGCCTTGGTCAATACGATGTTAGAATTATATCTGGTTCAACAATGCCTTCTAATAAACATGCAGAATATCAAATGTATTTAGAAGCATATCAATTAGGATTAATTGATAAAGTAGAAGCATTAAAGAAAACAGAGATATACGACAAACAAGGTGTATTAGAAAGAACTAGTGAAGTATCAAGATTACAAGGACTTGTAGGTCAACTACAAGACCAAATAAAGATTCTTAGTGGCGATTTACAAACTGCTCAAAGAGAATCAGTGAGTGACAAAAAACGAGTAGAAGTACAGAAATTTAAATCTGAACTTAATAAAGTTATGACAGGAGCTGGTGCTCAACAGAAAATCCAAGTTGAGAAAAATAAGCTACAACAACAACAACAGGTGCAGGCTGGTATGGATTCATTATTGTCAGGAGATGGTAGTGAATAAATTAGCACATCTAAAAGGAGAAAATAGCTATGAGTGAAGTACAACAACAAGAAAATGTACAACCTTTAGAAGGTTCAGAAACTTCTGAAAATAATGTTATAAATGAGTCTGATTATCAAGAAGATTTGAGTTCCGACGATGCTAATGATGCACGTAAATTCCAGTCTATGTATGATAAAGCACAGGCTGAAGTCGAGAAACTACAACCAGTAGCTAAGCTATTTCAGGATAATCCTGACCTGGTAGACGTAGTAAGAGACCATTTATCAGGGGGTAACGGACAAGAAAAAGAACAGATAAAGTTAACCGAAGAGGAATTTAATCCATGGGATGCGTATACAAATCCTAATTCTGCTTCTTTTAGACTTAGACAAAATGAAATTGAAACAGCTGTTTCTGCTAGAATGAAAGATTATACATCTAGATTAGAGCAACAACGTGCTGTTGATAATTTACAATATAGAGCTCAAAGCGAGTTTAATATGTCTAATGATGAAGCAAGAGAATTTGTAAATTTTGTAACTACTCCTAAAGAACAACTTCCTCTAGATACCCTACATAACGTATGGAATGCTAAAAACGGCAACAGAGCTAATAATAATATTCAAAATGTTAAAAATACACAACGTAAACCTAAGTCAGCAGGAATTATACAAGGTGGAGAACCACCTAAAGTCTCTGATGAAGATAACATGTGGAATAATATTATGGGAGCTTCTCAAGCTGGTAAAATTAGCAAGGGTATCAAATCATAATATCTTAGGAGGATATAAATGGCAATAACAAGTGGAAAAATAACTGCGAATAATCCAGGTCAATTCACTGCTGTTAGTAATGCTGCTCCAGCTGGTCAGAATCAAGACCAAAGAAGATTGTATAATTTCTCTGATAGGATAGCTGAGCTATCTCCAGAGGAATCACCATTCTTTACTTACTTGAGCAAAACTGCAAAACTGCCTACTGACGACTCTTTGTTCCGATACCTTGAAGACCGTAGCAAAGTAGATTACACTAGTAGAGAGTTTTTAGTTAAAGGTACTACAGTAACAACAGTAGCAGCTGACACGGAATACCAACTAATAGTAGACACAGTAGACGGAGCATCCGTAGACTGGTTAATTAAAGGAATGGTATTTGCAGTAAGAACAACAGGTAAGGCTGCAGCAAATGTTGGGTTTGGTCAAGCTATTTTTAGAATAGAGACTGCACCAGCCGATGGTGGAACTGACACTAGCTTTAGAGCTAGATGTTTAAGTATATCAGGAGCAACTGGAGCTAATACCTTAGCAAATAATGATAAATGTCAAGTAATTGGTAGTGCTTTCGGAGAAGGTACTGGCTCACCTGATGTTTTTTCAAACAGCATTGATGATGGATTTGGATATACTCAAATCTTTAAAACAGCTGCAGAAGTAACAAACACAGCATACGCAACTCACATGAGAGGATATGCTAATGAGTTTGAAAGAGTGCTTGCACTCAAATTGAGAGAACACAAAATAGATATCGAAAGAGCTATGTTGTTTAATCAAAAAGCAAGAAGTAATGGCATTCAATACACTGAAGGTCTAGTTGGACAAATTATCAAAAATAGTACTTTTGTTTCAGGAAGTAGCAATTTAGCTTATGCTTCAGGCAAAGCTTATGCTCGTTCTATGACACAAGCAGAACTTACATACGACAGACTATTGTCTGATATGGAAGTTATTTTTGACCCAGCTCGTGGAGGCTCTAATGAAAAATTAGCAATGGCTTCCTTACCTATGATTACTTTGTTTAATAAAATGGGAAATGGTGCGTTTATTGATGCATCAGTTGGTTATGCTAACAGTCCTTATAAAGTAAACATGAAAGACGTAGACGGTGGATTCGGTCATAAGCTAATGGCAATTAATACAGTACACGGAGACCTATTTATGGTTAAACAACCATTATTTAGAGGTCACTCAGCTGGGTTAATGGTTATGGCTGACATGAGTAAACTATACTACAGACCATTAGTAGGAAACGGCATTAATCGTGATACTCAAGTTCAAACAAATGTACAAGCTGCAGATGAGGACTTAAGAAAAGACATGATTCTGACTGAAGCAGGACTTGAAGTATGCTTACCAGAATCTCACGCATTATTTAATGTGGAGGACCTATAAAATGAGAAGTAGTTACTTAGAACAAAATAGTGGTGCAGGTGGGTTTTTAAACCCAGTTGAACAAATCCAAGCAGACCGTACTTTAGATGCTGTAGCTGATAGTGGTAAAGAGTTTTACCTAGATTCAGCTGCTGGTGCAGTAGCAATTACATTGCCTACATCTTTAAAAGCAGGTACGAACTACAAATTCGTTGTACAGGAGAATACTCCTACAGCAGCAATTACTATTGCAGCTGGTTCAGCGATTCTGTGGGGTCGAATTTTGGAAGGTGAAGTAGACACATCAGACGATGCAGATGGTTCAAATGTTAATGGTACAGGTATTTCTAATTTAATTATTGGAGTAAATGCTGTTAAAGGAGACTATGTAGAGTTATGTTGTGACGGTTCAGGATGGTACTTTAAAGGTGTTGCAGCCTTAGATGGTACATGGACCAACTCATAAACTAATCCGTGAGGATTGACAGTTTTGGGTACTGTGGGGTTATTCGTAAAAAGGTGTAACCCCGAACACCCTAAAAATTTAAAACTAATAGGAGAATAAAATGGCAAATTATAGTGGAGCAGAAGTAAAAGTTATTATTAATGATATTAGTGTAGCAGCTAGTAGTGTTGATGGTTCATTAGCTAAAGAAGTAAAAACCTTTGTAGCTACATTAACAGATAATACAATTATTTCAATAAATACAGCAAAACTTGATAGAACAAGAGTTGCTTACATAGTTACTTATATGTAGCATGAGTAAGTGTCAACATTGTAGCGAGCCTAATCCAGAAAATTGGTTTAACTGCCGTTCTTGTGGTCAAAAAGCTTCTCCACAAAGATACACAGTAAACTCTATTATAAGAGATACTCCTATGGCAACTGCTATTAGAAAAGACCAAATTAATTTTGGCAGAGTAGACATGGAAAGTCACATGAAAAAGACTAAAGCAAATAATGATAAACTTGCTAAAGATAAATTACATAAATCGGTAGCAAAAATATGGAAAAAGGATAAGGTTACAGTAAAATGAAGAAAAAAGTAAAGAAAAAAAAGGCTAAGAAATCACCTTCAAAAAAAGGTTATAATTACAGAGGTAAATAATGGCTGAAACATTTAAAAATAGAGTAGATGCTTTAACAGGTTTTGCAAGCCTTGAAGACGATGCGTTGTCTGATTGGCTTACTGCAGGTGCTCGTTCTATTTTAAATATATTGCCTATAAGCAAATTAGAAAGAATAGCTTCTACTAGTGAATTTACTAATACTATTGATATACAAGGAAAAAGAATAGTAGCTGTTACTAGAAAAGATGCAGGTAATGCATCTAGACATATGCCTTGTAGAAAAATACCTGTAAGTATGAAAGATAGAGCATCAGACCCACTTTATATGGAATATGCTCAAGCAAGTGACCCAGTATATTGTATACAAACAGATAATTTAGAAACTAAACCTGTTAGTGTAGCTTCAAATGACAGTGCTGTAACTTTTATTAATACAGGTATTACAGTAGCTCACGGAGACGGAGCTAGTGGTATAGATAATTTTCCTGACGAAGCAGAAGATGCAGTAGTATTATATGCAGCAAGAAATGCATTACAAAGATTAATGAATGATATACATACAGATGATATTATTGACCATGCTGCTACTGGTATTTTAGTAGACATTAAAGCTGAAGTAGATGATGCACACGATATTATGGATAAATTTGAAATAGCAGACCAAGAATCAGTGTTTGGAGATGAAGACACATATTTAACTGCGAATTCTCAGCTTACAAATGTTAAACAAGCTATTGATAGAGCTAAAGCTTACATAAATGGAGATGAACCTTCAGCTACAACAGATGCTTATGGTGCTCAAGCTGCAGAAGACACAGAATTAGTATCTTCAGCTTTAGCTATAGTACAAACAGAATTACAAAGAGCACAAACTCATTTAGCTGAATGGAATGCTGTTGGTGATATGAGAATTAAAGAAGTACAAGGTCATTTATCAGTAGCTGGAGGATATATACAAGAATTAACAGCTAGATTAAATAGACAACAAGCTAAATACACTTGGTATACTCAACAATATCAAATGGTAGATGCACAATACAAAGAACAAATACAAACTTTACAAGGACCTAAATAATGGCAGCTATAGAACTTACTGGAAAAGAAATATATAGTAGAGTTCTTCAGGCAGTTCCTGGAGTATCTCAAAATTATGTATTAAATTTAATTAATGAAGCATTAGTTGATATGGGAATGCATCAACAAAAAATGGAAAATGCTAAAACAACTTTATTAGACAATAAATTATGGTATGATTTAGATGACAATCAAAATATAACTATTAATAAAGTATTTAGGTGCTCTATTAAAAATTCTGACGGAGAATATATTGATATACCTAGATTAACTCCTGGAAAAATAAAACGATTTTATAACGAAACATCAGTAAGTGATAAATTCGTATGGACTGAAGTATAATGGCATCTATTTCTAATATATATACAGACCCTTCAAATAGCTTTGTATGGTGGATAGAAGGTGATAGAATAGCAATAGCTACTATAGAAGGAGATGCTAATACTACTGAAACAGGTGAGGGTAAATATAAACCAGCACAACTAGGAGCAACATTAGCTTATCAATCTTCTGGAGACCCATTACCTCAAAATAAAACAAACGAAGCTTTAGATGATTCGGAAGTATTTGTAGATGTAAATGAAGGTAGTCAATTTTCAGATAATCAAATGATAAAAATAGATAGTGAAATAATGTTAATTACAGATATTAATACTAATACATTAACTGTTACTAGAGGATATAGAGATACTACAGCAGCAAGTCATGATAATGCTAGTAGTATTTTTACTGTAAATATAGTTTCTGATGGAATAATAATTTCTTACTATGCAGAGCCAGATAAATTAGCTGCTATAGATGGCACTACAGCATTAGATGTTGACAATACATTACAACCAGCATTAATAGACTATGTAAAATCAAAAGCATTAATGGATGCAGCTGCTAGAGAAGATAACCCTGCTATAGCACAAATTAGAATGGCTGCAGCACAACAAGCACTAGCTTCTTATAGAGAAGCAATAAGAAAATTTGGAATGAAGAAAAACGATAAAACAGGAGGAACAAGAGGCATTGTTCCACCTAACTTGACATAATATGTTTAGTGGTCCTAATGGTGCAGGTAAAGGTGATAAGCCTAGAGATATGAAAATTTCTCAAAAAGAGTTTGCAAAACGATGGGATTTAATATTTAACAAAAACAAGAAAGAAGGAAAACAAAGTGGCAGAACTGAGTAAAGACAGTAAATTTACATTTAGTATAGAAACATTAATATCATTAGCAACTACACTAGTGTTAGTTGTAGGTATGTGGTTTACATTACAAGCAGATATTAAAGAAGCAAAAGAATTACCTGAACCTCCAATAGGCAGAACTGAGTACGACTTAAAAGACCAGATGATTAGAAATACAATCATTGAAACTGAAAAAGATGTACAGGAAATTAAAGAAGAACAAAAAGAAATGCGTACAGATGTTAAAAACATAGAACGTATGTTAATGCAAAAGTGAGGTATAGAGATGAATTGGTTATATGGTTTTACATATTTGGTTGGTATTTGTTTATCATTATCGCCCTTATATGCTCAAAGTAGTTTAAAAGATTTACAGCAGATTCAATTATTGAGTCAAGACGAATGTATAATAGTCCAAGTGAATGCAGATTGGAACTTTAAAGCATCGTTAGATTTAAATGGTTTAAATAATTGTGTATGGTTTAATGCTAGTATAGATGATAAAAACTATGGTGCAATTATTACAGATGAATGGAAGATAGTATCTGTTCCAACAATAATTATGTTTGAATATGGTAAAGAAGTAAAAAGATTTGAAGCTGGATTAAGTTTCAATTTAGATAAAAATAAAATCATCAAAGCAATCAAAGATGAAATTGATGAAATACAACTAAGGAAGTTTCAATGATATATTTAGCAAGATGGTTTAAAAAGTTATTTTATAGTTCATTGTTATTAGGAACTTTAGTAGCACAAGACTTTTTTAAGTTTAGTACCATATATGGTGCATATAGCTTTAGTAGTCCTGTAACTAAAGAACTACAATATCAAGTGTCTGGTGGGCAATTACAAGAGTTACAAGAAGAACTAGACGACCATAGCATTATGACGTTTGGTATTAGAAAGTTAGCAAGGTTTGGATATGAAAACAAACCTGAAGTGTGGTACACAGGAGATGAAGCACCTATTAATGAAAGTGTTGCTATTGGTAATGTACCTACTGGCTGGGAGTATGTAATACAATACTCTGACCACAAAGAGTTTGAAGAAGAGTTTGTAAACGAACAATATATGTTACGTTATATGGGAAAGAGTTTTTTGGTAAAAGCCAATTACGATTCCAGGGGATTAGAAGACGTAGAGTTTGCAGCTTTAGATATGCGTTACAAAAAAGATATAGGTAATCTTGCACTATCGTTAGGTGTAGCTGGTAGAATGCATCCAGCATATTTAGATTTTAGACCTATTGATTTATGGTGGGCTGAACAAGGTATTGACACAGATAACTTTACACCCTTTTGGGATTTTGCATATTTTTACGGCTACTCAGATGAGTTTACAGAACAGTTTACACAATATGGATATAGCTACTTTGATTTTAAATGGTATGATGCAGAAGGTAATCTTGTAGCAAACACAGATGACCAATTCTATAAACAGGTATATGGAGAGCTTGTTAAACAATATAATGAAGAATATGCAAAAGACTTAGGGTATCAAAACGAATTAAGTTTATCAGTAGGTGCAGACTATTACAAGTACACACCTAAAAACTGGTTGCATATGTGGGTTACAGCTTACCCAGTAACTAAAGGTATGTCTGACTATTCATTTAACTATGATGTAGTAGACAATGGTATGGACTATGATTTAGGTTTAGTTTATGGTTGGAAGTTAACTAAAAAGTTTGGAGTGTTTTTAGAAGGTAGATTTTTGTCAATGTATGATGTTCAATCTTATGAATCTAAAGTTGGACTTAACTGGTTGATATACTAATGGCTAGAAGAGTAAGTTGGAAGTGGGGAGGTAAAAGATACTATGGTACTTTTATAAGAGAAACTAAAAAATATATATTTGCACGAACTGAAAACGGTAAAACTAAAAAAATTGTAAAAAAATAATAATGGCAAGAAAAAGAAAAAAAGCCATACGTAAAACTACTAAGGGTAAAGGAGCTAACTACAGAAAGACTAAAGACGGAGCAGGAATGACTGCTAAAGGAGTTAGAGCTTATAGGAAAGCAAATCCAGGTAGTAAATTAAAAACTGCTGTTACTGGTAAAGTTAAAAAAGGTAGCAAGGCAGCTAAAAGAAGAAAATCTTATTGTGCAAGGTCTGCAGGACAATTAAAAAGAAGTTCTGCAAAGACTAGAAATAATCCTAATTCAAGGATTAGACAAGCACGAAGAAGATGGAAGTGTAGATAAAGGAGATAATATGTATTGTGATTGTGGATGTGGAATATGCCTAAGTTAAATATGATAGGCAATATAATTGATAAAGTAGCTGGTCATGTAGACAAGTTTACTTTAGATAAAGAAGAAAAAGCTCAGTTAATTATGGAAATTAACAAAGCACAGATAGAAGTTAATAAAATAGAAGCTGGTTCTACTAGTTTCTTTAAGAGTGGCTGGAGACCTAGTGTGGGATGGATTTGTTCATTTGCATTAGGGTATCATTTTGTATTACAGCCTATGATGGCATTTGGATTATCTGCAGCTGGATACAATATTGTATTACCTGAATTTGATATGAGCACCTTAATGACTGTTTTAATGGGTCTTTTAGGTCTTGGAGGAATGCGTAGCTTTGAAAAAGTTAAAAGGTCTGCATAATGCCAAGACAATCATTACAGCTCAATGACTTTAGTGGAGGGCTGAATACTAAGTCTTCACCAAGAGATATTGCACCAAATGAATCTCAATTAGTTGAGAATGTTGTAATATCTAATCCTGGATTAATTACAGCAGCTACAGTATCTACTGATAAAGTTAGTGGTTCTACTACTATGAAACATATAGCTAATGGTAATGGTGCATTTATGTTCAACTCTCAGTTTAATATAGATACAGACGGAACTGCAACACAACCTACTCAAATAATAGCTTATCCAATTAATAAAGATTCTGGAAATACTACTATACAATTTTTTAGAAGAAATTTTGATTCTACAGGGGTATTTACACAAGAAGCAACTAATGCAGAAATAGATATGCAAGTTACAGGAGAAGTAGAGCCTGTATATTATTATGTAGATGGTGTATTATATATATCTGATAAAAAAATAGTAGATGGTGATAGTGACTATGAACCTAGAAAATTACAATATGTTTCTGAAGATAGATTTGCTCAAAGTATTACTGGATGGAATAATGATAAATTACGAGTAGTTGCAACTGATAATATGTTTGAAGATATATCAGAAACAAGTACTGGTAACTTTGGTAGTTCTGACCCAAGTGCAGCAGGAGAATTTAGAGTTTTACTTAGTACTAACCCAAGTGTAACTTCATCTGACTTAACTGCTGTTACTACAAATGCAGGCTCAGCAATTACTACTACTTCTAATCCTGGAGAAACAGCACCTAGTCCTAATACAGATATTGGTATAACAGATAAATCAATATTTTTAACTAGTGCTACTAATACAAATTTAGATGACGATATATTATTAAATTTACCAGATGAAAACGATGGTGACCAAGATTTTACTAACGGGCAAATTATTCATATAAATTCAGAAGCTATGGAAATTAAAAGTGTTAGTTACATTGATAATGATGGCACTAAAGATGTAGTGCAATTAATAGTTCAAAGAGATGTATATGGAACAGGAGCACTTGAGCACGCAGCTTTATCTCCCGTGTTTACACAAACTTCTACAAGTACTACAGTTACTGGTGGTGGATGGGAGTCAGGTAGTTATGAATTTTGCCATACAGTTATTGACTTACAAGACAATGAAACTTTACCACAAGCACCACAATCTCCAGTATTTAATATTACTGATGGTTCTTACTTTACAAGAGTAGGATTTAGATTAAAAGATACTGGATTTAACACTAGAAAAAATGAAAAAGGTGTTAGAATATACACTAGAAAAAAAGGTGGAAACGGTAGATGGATTATGTTTTTAGATGTAGATTATAGAAGAGGTGTAAGAAGTAATTTATTTGAAGATTATGAAGAGTTTGCAGTTGCAGATACAAATTATATGGAAGTTAAAAACTTAGATATAGTTAATCCTTCGTTAGATACATTTGAAAGTATAAACGGATATACTCAAGAAGAAGAAAGTATTGTTTTAGCTACAGGTACTGCAGACGCAACGGCTGGTGGATTTAAAGCAGCAGCTGTATGTGCAAGAAGAGCTTGGATTGCTAATGTAAAGAAAAATGGAAAAGTATTTGATGATAGAATTTATTATACACCAGTAAACAGATTTGCAACATTTCCAGATAGTTTTTATTTAGATATTGGTATTAGTGATGGTGATTCTTTTACTGCATTACATAGTTTAGGTAATAGACTATTAGCTTTTAAACAAAAAAAATTATATGTTATTAATGTATCATCTACTTCAGATGCTGGTTGGTATTTAGAAGCAGAGTATGATGGTATGGGATGTAGACAACAAGAGTCTATATCTAAAACACCTTATGGTATAGCTTGGGTAAATGACGATGGTGTATACATATTTGATGGACAGTCTATGCCTAAAGAATTAACTATTAAATTAGATGATGCAACATGGAGAGCTAATCAAACTGGTAAAAATCCTGCAATAGGATATAATAATAAATATAAACAGTTATGTGTAGTGCAAGATACTGCTGCTGATACAGATGTATTTGTATTTGATTTTCAAACTAATTCATGGTCAATTACAAAACCTATAGGTAGTGCAGGAATATCAAATTTTCTAGAATCATTTGATGGATTATATTATTTAGAATACGGTGGAAGTCATGCAAAAACACTTAAATTATTAACTGGAGATAGTAATTCTTCTACTACAGGAGATAACTTAGCTATAAAATTACAAACAAAAGATATGGATTTTGGTAATCCTGGTTTAGTAAAAAGAATTAAAAAGGTATATATAACAGCTAAAGATGATGGTTCTGGAAATACTTTAACTTTAAGATTTGGAAAAGATGGAGCTTCTCCAGATACTACTGTTGCTTTTAATTCAAGTGGTGCTCAAGCTGCAGAATCTATTGCAAGCTCTAATTATAAAATTTTATCATTTGGTATAGGTAGTGCAACAGGAGGACTTAATTGCGAATCTATAGCTTTAGAATTAGTAGATGCTGATGACGAAGCTATAACTATTAATGATATAAATATAGATTTTAGATTAACAAATAAACGACCTGATAATTTATAATGCCAAAATCTGGCGACCATAATGTCAATAATATTGACTCATTCTTTCGAGTAAGACCATCTAAAGCAAATATTAGAGAAGGTGAAACTGTATCATTTCTTGAAGATGGTGTATTAATAAAACAAGAAAAAAGAAATGGTATTGTATATGAAACAAAACTATCAGAACAAGGAAAAAAACAAGAAGTAAAAACAGTTTCTAGTAGTGGTACTGGAACAGTATTTTTTGGTAGTGGTGATGTAGACTCTATTGTTGCTGGAACAGGATTATCAGGAGGTGGTAGTTCTGGAGATGTTACTTTAAATGTTGTTGGTAGTACAGGAATTACTGCTAATGCAAATAATATTGCTATTGACTCTACTGTAACTACTCTTACGGGTACACAAACTCTTACAAACAAAACTTTAACAGCACCAGCATTAGGAACACCAGCAAGTGGTGTTATGACAAATGTAACTGGTACTGCTGCAAACCTAACTGTAGGTAATGCTACAAAAATTACATCTATTACTAATAGTAATATTGTACAATTAGCATTAAGTCAAACACTTACTAATAAAACTTTAACAGCTCCAACATTAACTGGTACTACACAAGCAGCAAGTCTTAGTCTTTCTGGAGATTTAACAGTTGGAGGAACTACAACGACATTAAATGCAGCAAACTTAGTTGTTAAAGATAAAAACATTGTATTAAATTATTTAGATGGAGACTCAAGTGCTACATCAGATGGTGCAGGTATTACAATACAAGATGCTGTTAACTCTTCTACAGATGCTACTATATTATGGGATAAAGACCCAGGAGAGTTTGACTTTTCTCATAGAATAACAGCTCCTATAT